GCTTATGGCTCTGGGTTTTTACCAAATGGAAAGCACCACCAGTGGCCAGTCGCCTTTACCTGTGCTGGGCGGTATTATAGGTGTGGGGTGTGGGGTTGCCGCCTTGGTGTGTGAAATACTATCTATCAAGTGTGAGCGTAGGGCTGGCGAGGAACTACGTAAAGTAACCATATCAGCCAACGGTATAACCTACCACTTTTAACGCCTATGCTACGTGTCAAATACACAATACGCTTTACGCCGTTCTCGCGGCCTAACGCTGACGGCTCACGGCTGGTTATAATGTCGGTCACGTGGAAAGGTCAGCGTGTGCGCCTGTATCTCCCTGTGTCGGTATTCCCCGACCAGTGGGATGAAACGGCGCAGCTGGCAATGCCGACAAAACAGCATCGGGAAGTGTCGGCCATCAACGGCACTATTATAGAATATCGTGGGCGCGTATCGTCTTATTTTGAGAAGTCCTTTTTAAGCGACTATCTCCCTACACCTGCACAGGTGCAAGCCCTCTTTGCAGAAAATGCCCCAACGGTGGGCGACAGTAACAAAATAGCCGTGGTTATGCGCTCCTTCATCGACAGCCAAAAAGTTGAGCGTGGCTGGAGTGCTGCCACTGTGCGACGCTTCGGGGTGCTGTTAAACAAACTCACCGAGGCTGGCTTTACATACATCTGGGAACTGTCAGCCGACGGCCTACAGCGTTACCAGTCTTGGCTATCCGGGAAGCATTATACCAACGCCTACTTTATGAAAGAAATAGGCGTGTTGAAGTGGTTTTTACGCTGGTGTGTGGATAACGGCTATACAAGCGACACCACCTTTGAGCGCGTAACGCCGCACCTTAAGACACCACAAAAAGAAGTTATACACCTCACGTGGGAAGAGTTAATGCAATTCTATAACTTTGACTACGGCCAGTACCACACACACGGCAATGTCCGGGATATATTCTGCCTATGCGCCTTTACGTCGCTACGTTTCTCCGACGCTATACAGCTGCGGTGGTCACACATACAGGGCGACACTATCCGGCTCACTACACAGAAAACGTCCGACCCTCTCACCATCGAGCTTAATAAATACTCACGTTCCATAATAGAACGGCGGCGCACTATGGCCTGTGGTTCGCCAATGGTGCTGCCGCAAATATCCGAGCAAAAATGTAATACTTACCTTAAAGAAGCGGCAATGCTGGCACAGATAGACGAGCCGCTACGGTTGGTAACATTCCGTGGTAGTGAACGAAACGAAAGGGAAGTATGGAAGTGGGAAGTAGTAACTACACATTGCGCCCGGCGTACCTTTGTTGTCAACTCCCTGTGGTTGGGAATACCAGCCGAGGTTATTATTAAATGGACTGGCCATAAAAACTACGAGGCTATGCGCCCCTATATTGCCATTGTGGATGAATTGAGGCGTACCAATATGGCTCTCTATGATAATAAATAATGCCTGTAGTCTGTTGTAGTCAGTTTGTAGTCAAAAATACTAATCACGATTGAAACATAGTGAAACAATAAGAAATATTAACACCAGTACAATGAGCGAGTTAAGTAACATAATGAAACACAGTGAAACATACTGCAACTATACTCTTTTGTACTGGTAGGACAACCAAAAAAGAAAGAAAGTCGCTAATTATCAGTGGCTTTCTTCTTTTTGTAGTCAGTTTGTAGTCAGTTTTTCTTTATTTTCTGCCACAATCGGAAACAAAGAAACAGTAGGCATACCGCAGCGGCTATGATTGCTATAGTGCCGAGCGACATACGAAACTGCTGCCACTTGGTCAACGGCTTTTCTACCTCTTTTATATGCTCTACCGTCACCTCTACAGGTGTTTCAACATACTTATATGCTGTGTCCGTGCGTGTTCGATATGTGACGTATATGTGACTATCGGCCACAAACACTGTGTCGCCTTTCTGGTATTCGGTGTGCCAGCGGTCTATATAGGTGCTGTCGTGTACCTCTTTCACAGATAAGGTAGTGTCGTGGATATACACAGGCACTTGCTCGATAACCTTTGTTGTCTTACACCCGGAAAGTAAAATAAGAAATGCCGTTATTGTAAGAAAACGGCCAAAAGTGAAATAACGGCTCATTCTGTTTCTCCTTTCTGTAGCTGTAGCCACTTATCTATATACCAACGTGCCTTTTGCATATCCTCTTCGGGGCTTGCTTTCTTAAGGTTGGCTCTCCACAGGTATTTGAAAGCATTACACTGGCAATAGGTTTGTATTGCCTGTGTACCGAAAGCGGACTGCATAGCGTCTATACACTCTATACTACCCTGTGTATAGTGGCTGGGGTGGTTTACATTGTCGCTCATACTACCTCTATTGTCACCTTTTCGCGGCGGTGTTCCGCTGCTATGATACGAGCGGCCAGTGCATCGGCGTATAGTCTACTGCCGTCCAGTCGGCCTACAATATTATTCTTTCCAAGGAGTATGCACCCTGCCGAGTGGTCGGCGGTCATACCGTTGTGCATTAGAATACCTGTAAAGCCGCCTACACGTAGGAGCATAGGCACGTAGCACTGGTGCTTCTCCCAATAGAAGCTGCACACGTCGTAGCGGCCTGTCGGTATGGCCGTCTTACTGGGTACTTTCTGGATAATACCGCCATCCTCGTTTACCCAATAACCTGTGTTGCCACCTGTGGAAGTGAACGGCATTATTTGGGTTACGCCCCTGTCGGTATCTTCGAGGCTGTCACAGAAATATTGGCCGTCTATATACACCTTGCCAACTGTGTACGTGGCCTTTCTTGCCTTGCGTTCTACTTTAATCTGCATCGTCTGTAGTTGGTTTATCTGGGCTGTTTACCGTAATACTGGTGTTGCCGTGTTGTAGGGTTACGTCTGTACCCCTTTTCACCAAGGCTGGCACTTGCGCTATGGCGGCAAAGCCCATTAGCTCGCCTGTTGCGGTTAGTACCGAGCCATCAATAGTACCCATAGGGGGGATGATGAAACCCACAACTATAAGCACTATTGCGGTTGTTGTGGTTATTGCAAACCAAATCTTTGCTGTTTTCATCGTTTTTTAATAAATTAGCCGTTTTCTGGAAAGTGGGGGCTATTCGCCCCCTTCCTCTCCGTCGGCGTGGGGTTCTACATCGGGTACATCTTCGTAGTGCCAGCTCTGCACAATGGCCGTTTCCTCTTCGTTGACGGCATAGGTGGCAACGGCAATTTTGCCCTCGACATCTTCCGGCTGCGGTGTCTCTTCGAGGGGAAGATAGCCAGCATTGCGGTACTGTTCATCTGTAGGGTTGTAGATTTTCTTACCGTCCAGCACAATGTAGCCGGGGTAAATCTGCGGCACTACCAGCGCACCGCACACGATTTTTGCATACTTAATCATCGTTATAAGTTTTTGATTGTTAATACTATTACAAACTATTAGAAAAATGCCATAAATTATTATTTTGGTATTATGCCGCCTGTCGGTACTGTTGTTTGATAGCACGGTAGGCGGTTTTATAGTAGGTCTTATTGGTGTACTGCTGGCGTATTATCAGCTTTGAGTAGTCGGGTGCTGCCTCAAAGATTGCCGCCAGCGGTGAGGCTGCTACGATATTACATATACGCCTACGCAGTTTGTAGCCGGATATGTGGCGTAGCATACCGAGGTAGGAATTGAGGGTAGATAGTATCTTATCTTTGTACTTGGTGGCAAAGGTAAAGTCGGCGGTGGCTCTCCGGGTGGTACGTTCCAGATACCACATTATATTATGGTACACTCTATCACTTGGCAATATGCGGTTGTACCGCAGCTTATAACCAAGCATTTCAACGCCCTTGCCGTGGTGTTGAAAGTACCTTTTGTTGGGGTGTAGTGTCAGCCCTTGCGCCCTGTAGTAGTGTTCAACTCTCCACAGGTCATCTTTGAGCCACCGCAGCTTATCGGCCACAGGTGTTGCGGTATCGTCTGTGTAGTGTACCGGGGTGTAGCCCAAGGAAACAAGATACAGGATAATGCCAGTAGTCTTAATCAGCCCTGCTGTTTGGCTCGTCCAGTCGCCTATCGGTACGCCTCTGTAGTAGGGTTGGTTATATAGGCTCTTTCGGGGGTCTAACAGGGCGCGTTCTGCTGGGTGTGCCATATCTTTGAGGTGGTCTTTGGTAGCCGCCAAATAGATTTGCCGTGTAAGGTATAGCATTAAGTCCAGTAGCGGACTGTCGGCCATATACTTTTTAATAAACGCCTCTACGGTGTCGCACAGGTCGAAACAGTCCAGCGACATAAAGAACGCCTGTATATCAATCTTGGCTATCCAGCAATCGCGCGTGTAGCCATCACTGGCTGCATAGATATAATCTTGTAGCTGTTGTATGGCGTGGAGTGAGCCTTTACCGACACGGCAACTGTAGCTGTCCGGGTGGTACATATACCGCTCCAATAACGGCTGTAGGGTACGTATATAGAACGTCTGCACCACTCGCTTACTGGCACAGGCACATACTATCTCTCTCACTCGTGGCTCAAAGATTATATGCGCCGTACTTTCAGTAGGCATCAACTCGAAGTTATTAACCTCGTGGGTGAGCCGTACCAGTCGCTCTATGCGGTGTAGCCGGAAGTGTACGTAGGTTGGTTTGTTCTGTTTTCCCTTTGCGGCCATCATCGAGGTTATCAGCCAGTCGGATAGCGGCACAGGGTAGTTGTCGAGGTCTGCATTATTATACTGGTCATAATCGAGGACAGGACGGCTACGGAAGTTACCGTTATAACGGTTGTTGTTGTTGAAGCATCCGTTGTCACCGTTGAAGTACCACGTGTTGTTGCCGTTGTAGTCAGCGGACGAACCCCTTTGCTTGCCTATGTTTGGTGCGCTGCCTGTTGGCTCACCAGCTGGCATTGCTCCTAATTGACTTGCTATGTGCTTTTGTTCTGTCATAACAAGTTAGGCATCCTTATAATCAGTAGTTACGCTTTCCGTTCCAAAGTTCGGAAAATCTGTCCCACTGTCACTTTTTAATAGCGAGCTTATCAGCCTCGACAAACCACCTCTTATACCGTCTATCAGTGCTGCACATTCAGCCCATTCCTTTTCACTCATTACGTTAAAATCGTCGTATATCATTATATCCATATTGCTCTCTACAATAGAAAGCTCTGTATAGGCGCGGTTATAATGGTACAACTTTTCTCGCTGTAGTTTGCTATGCAACTCGAAGTCTGTTATTATCTCGTTCTTTGCGATGGTAATGTGCTGGCGAAACTCATTAACGAGGGTATAGCGGTAACTGCGTTTCCACTGGTCACACCGTTTATAAGCCCACATTTCGAGCCGTATTGTCTGGCTCACTACCGGGGCATCAAGCGACTTTGGGCGTTTGCGTAGCATATTGAGTGGTTTTTGGAATTAACCCCACCAGCCCTAAAGCTGGTGGGGAAAGGGATAACGTATAACTTACGAAAGTGATAAAGCGAGGACAGGACGGCTACGGAAGAGACCGTAAAAACGGTAGAGGTTGTCGAAGCATCCGTAGTCACCGAGGAAGTACCACGTGCTGGAGCCGTAGCAGTCAGCGGACGAACCCCTATAGGTGGAGTTATCCAGTGCCAACTCACCTGTAACGGCGGTAATGGCCAGCGTGGCGTTGACTTTCGCCATAACATCGTCACGCAGGAACAGGCCAATATCGACAGGCTCCGGGTGGTAGTATGCGCTGGGCTTAAAGCCCTCGGAAACGGCAACGCCGTAGGTATAGGCGTTGTACTCCGGGGGATATGCCGGAATAATCGTGTAGTCGTAGGTGACGTTCATAGCGTCGGCCTTAACGTCGCTCTGGTTTTTGCCCTTACCCATCATAGCGTAGGTAATACCGCTGGCGGCATCGGCTTTCATCATATGCGACATAATATATGCGTCGTACATCGAAAGCATCTTTGCGCCATACTTGGCCTCGTACTCTTCACGGAGTGCGGCATAGTCGCCTGTCTGGTCGCCGTAAAGGTGGGTGTAATATTCTTTCATACCGAGGTGGTGGCTGTCACTACCTGTGTAGTTGGTAACTTCGGTATCAAAGCGGCTCTTGCGCATCACGTGGCCTACGCTATCGTCTTGGCCACCCTCACCATCGTCATAATAGGTATCATCGCCGGACGTGGTAGCCCACGACAGGAATTTGGCGTAGTTAATACCAGTACGGTACGAGTAATTGAAGCCATCGTTGGCTATGCAGCTGGAGTTAGCGTCCACAAGGTTACGGCCAGTGAGCAAGCTACTGGCGGCTGCACCTCTCCAGTTGAAGTGTGCGCCCTTGTTAATGAACGTATAGGCCGCGTTGGGGTTGAACGTACCGCCCACGGCTGGTGCTGCCGGATTGAGGGAGCGGTAGAAAGCGAAGCCGCTACAGTCAATCACGGTGCAACCAGTAGGCGTACCAGTGACGGTGAGGGTGTTGTTACCGTAGCCGCCAATGTTCAAGCCCACACCTGTACCGTCGGCCAGTGCCGCAAAGGTAATATAGGTGGTGTTCTTGGCGGTGAACAACGCCACAATGTCGGCCATAGTAGCCCCGGCAGTCCAGTTAATTGTCGTGGCGGCAATACTGCCATTGCCGGACGTGGCGGCAAAGGTAATACTACCGTTCACGCTGTTGTCAATCTCCAATCGGTAGTAACAGGACGTGGCGGCAACGGTATTGTCGTACAATGCCTGTGACGGCATAGCGTCGGTTTTGGCGACGAAGCGAGCTTTGCCACCAGCTGTGCCAATATACACGTCAAAGTTGGTTTCGTAGCGTGTGGTGTTGTAGTCGGCCAGTACGCTCTCCACCATTTCGGGGGCTACGACACAATAAACCTCTAACAAGCGGTCGTAGAAAAGCATTGCGCCCACAGTAAGGTTGTCAGCCTCGGCCACTTTAATACGAGGGTCGCCCACACCTGCCAAAAACAGGTCGGACACGTTCACCGCAACCACATCGGCACTACTCCAAGCCCCGGTATGGTCGGTAGTGAAGCGGTAGATTTGGTTGTTGTACATTACAAGGTCGCCAGCGTGGTAGGTAATATCTTCGGAGAAATCACCTATACCAAGTAACTGTGCCTTGCTTACTGACCGCACGGAGCGGCCACTGCCAATAAACATTGAAGCCATAATTACTATGTTGTTAGGTTATTAATATCTGTTATCTGTCTCAAAGTGCATTTGCATATCTGCCCTCTCTCACTCCAGCCCTTAATGTCGGTCAGTAGGTACACCACGTTACCTATCTGCACAATCGGGTTACTGCGTACCTGTGCCAGCGTTGTAACATCGAGTACCAAGTATAACTCTACTACCTTGTTTTGTGGGTTATACACTTCCTCAATGTAATTCTGCCAGCATTTACCGTACAGGTACGTTGTCGGCTCGTCTGGGTATTGTGTGTATTGTTCTCGCACCGCAGCGAAATGTACGGATAAGCCATCTTCGGACACGGTGTTAAGCACAGGCCGCACCGAACAGGCGTAGCGCAAACTGGATAGGCCATCCCAATTAAGGGCATCTATGCCGTGCCAACAGAAGCGGCCAAAGGCCACCTCGTCGGCTAAGTCATCGGTAATATATACCGTGCCATACCGCCAGCCCTCTAACTGGCGCACATTCCAGTTGCCGTTACTGTGCCTGTAGTAGAAGTTTCCGTATATATCTGCACTCTCGTCGCCGGACATATTGAGCGGCATTGGCTCTGTCTCAATAAACAGGTACTTATCTTTGTTGGCAATGATTGAGGCCACAGGTGCTACGGTGTAGGACAGCATAGCGGACGTGGCTATTTTGTCGTTCTCATTCTTGCCAAGTAGATTGAGTGTACCTTTGTCTTTATGGTTCTGGGTAATGATACGTTTACTGCCGTAGGTAAGCCCGGCACGTTCCGCGTAGCCCTCTATATAGTCTGCGTTAATATCTTCGAGGTTGAAAACGACGTTTTGAACGCTCCACGAAAGCGGCTTAAGCGTTATGCCTTTATTCTTGGCTACCTTTTCGGATATATCGACAATACCACTATCCACCATATCTGCGTAGGCATCGGCGGCACGTTTCACCGTCACCGTCTTATTAATGTCATCCACTTGCCATAACAGGTGGTGTGCCTTGCTGTACTGCATAAGCACACTGAACGGCTTTATATCACCAAACAGGCTTTCGAGCGACACGGCACTATTACTACGTCTGCCAACAGTCTTTGTGGCCACAATATCGGTAACGCTGTAGGTAATCGTCGGGGCGGTGCTGAACTTGTACCACTGGTTAGCAAAGTTGCTACCGTAGCTAAAAGGGGTCTGCCCTTGGCTGGCGGCAAACTCAAAGTAGAATTGCAGCTGTACGGTGGTATCTTCCGTGGCTGTGACAGTAATAGTGTCGCCCACGGTCAGCATATCTATAGTGGCCTGTACGTTACTGGCAAAGGGTGTGTAGGCTGGCTGCATCATTTCGTTGCTGTCCTGTGTCAGCATCGACATAACCGTAGGGGCGTACTGGTTTATTGCAATAATACTATCAATATTATACGCTCCGTTATCGGGTATCATTTCGAGAAAATACCGCTTGCTTTTCAGTCCTACACCGCAATTATTACCAATCACGGACACCCTTACACGTATAGGGTTGTTATCGTTAAAATAGATAGTCTTTCCAGCTTCGTTACCCTTTAACGCCATTTGGATAGCGAGGTTATACGAAAAAGTGACGCTCTCACCAGCGGCCAGTGTGACGCTCTCACTGGTGAGGGTCTTACGGCTCGCGGCCACCAGTCCGCTTACAAAGATAGTGCCTTGGCTCCACGGTTGGTCATAACTGCCAGTCGGTAGTGTGGCAACAGCCGACAGGTTGGTAAGCTGCTGCGGTGTGCCTGTCGGCCTCGGTTCTTGGTAGTGCTGCGGTAGCATATACACCAGCCGTGCCAATTCGGTATTGGCCTCATTAAACCAACGGCTATCAAGGTTAAGCGTGTAGCCGTCGGTAATAGTGGCGAACTCATTACGGAATAACTGCCACAGGATAGCCACGTAGATATACGGTTGCTGGTAGTAACTGCGGAACTCTCCAATTTGAGGCTCTAATATGTCGCCCTCTATCTCAAATTGTTCTTGCGGCTCTCCCTTTATATCCCTGTTGCGTTTGAACACAGGTAGGTATGCCAGCGCGTTTTGTGCTGCGTGGCCGTTGACGTTACCGCTATCTAACCACGTTTCATTATCAAAGTCTTTATATTTACCCTGTGCGGTGGGCGCAAAGCCTACCAAGGAGCATATAAACGCCTGTGTTTCGGTGACTGGTGAGGAAAATAGGTTGTATAGGCCGTATTGTTGCCGTAGATTGGATATATTACGTATATTATTGAAATTGAATAGCGGTGCTGCTATTCTCCAGCTGGCATATACAAGTTGGGCGGTCAGTCTATTGGTCTGTTCGTCCATAAACATAGTACCAATCTTTCGCATTTTCAGCCAGTCGGTCATAAGGTGGTAGTCGCTATCCTCTGCCGCCTTGGTGGTGTCATATCCGGCATTGAGTAGCTGGGAGAAAATCTTACTTTGTGAGCCAGTCAGTGAAATGGTGTACTCTTTATCCGTTATGCTGCTGACATACGCCCACCCGGTGCTTACCTGTTCGCCTTGGTCGGAAACGAGCATATAGGGCATACGCTGGGTAGGGTCGTAGCCATTAGGCATAATCACGCTGTCGGACTGGCAGAACTGCGAGAAATACTTGTTATTCTCTGCACACTTCGGCAATTTGAGGCTATAGGAGTTTTCGGACACATAGGCCGTAGGGTTTTCGAGGTTGTCAACCGTGAAATTAAGTTGCACCTCTTGTGTGGCATCGTTCACCATCTGCGCCCATTGTCCGTTTATCTGCAAATATACTTTCATAGGCTCAAATGCTGCTGTTCTTTGAGGGTGACGTTAAACGCTCTCAACTTGCCTGTACGTGTCGGCATCGTGTCAATACTTCTACCCTCAACGGTACAATAACAGCCCCTATCGTTACGGCTGTCGTACACGTACACCTCTCGTGCGTACTTCAACGTAGCGAGGTGTCCGTATATGCGTTGGGCTACAGGGTCGGTGTATAGGTTAAAGGTGTGTTGCTGGTCAAGTGCCAGTACCTCGTCGCGGTCATTTACGGTTTGCATAGTGGTAGTGACAGGTGCGCCACCTACTACGGCATTACCACGGAAGCCGTAGCACGTCCAGCCGCCCTGTGGCGTTTCCCAAGCTACGTAGTAGTCGGCTGCGCAATCATCGACAATACAGAAAGCGTCGCCCCTGTTGTCGCCCTCGTAGAAATAGAGTGTGCCAGTGGTTATCTCGTCATCGTCGGCATCTATGGCCGTTCCGTAGGGTGTACCGCCGTCTATTATAATGTCGGGGGTGCTATTTGGTGCGCCGCCTGTTACCAAGGTGGTAGCCGTACTATCCGGGTAGCCACCATCAATAATAGTACGCTGTGCCAGCGAGCGGAATAGGTCGGCCAGCGTCCAGCTTACACACATACACCCTGCACCATCTATATTGAGGGTGAAGCGGTGCAACTGTGCGAAGCCTATAGAGTACATACTATCTACCAGCCGTGGTAGGTATAGTGACAGGCCGACAAACATATTGTTACTATGCACTGGCGGTATATGCGGCAATACGCCACTGCCAAGGATAGCGAGGTTACAGGCATCGGGGTTTCCCTGTCCGTCAATAGGTAGCTCGTAGGGTTGCCACGGTGCAACGAAGCCGCCCCACACGTTAATATACTGCTGCTGGCCGTAACACTCTACCACTACCTCTGTAATCATAAACTGCTGGCCGTCCTCAACAGGGGTAACAAAAGCTGTGGGGGCTGACATATTGGCCGGGTGCTGCACCTGTGTTTGTGCCTCAAAGATACTCTGCCAGTGCGCCACATAGTCGCGTAACAGGTTATCTATACGCATTGAGGCGCGGCGGCTGCTATCACACCACGTGCGGCCTGTGAATATTGTATTATAGGCGTAGGTATTGCCGGACACATACCGCAGCCCTACAGTGTAGGTGTGGTATTGCATACCGGGTATTCCCTCAAAGGTGACTATTATAGGCTTGGTGGTTGTTAATACCATTGCTAACGTTTCTTTGTCTATAAATTAGCATATTCACAAAAAATGGAAAACGCGCTACTTGCGCGGCGCGTTCTCCAATCAACAGACTATGTTTTTGAAAAGTACGTTTACTGCTTAATCGCCCTCGTTAATAAACGTCTCGACAGCGGCGTCGGCCACTTCGTAGGGCATTTCTGCCGACATATCGGCCAGCGAGGGGGCGTATTCGTTAGCATCGCCAAAGGCAGTGCCAGTGTTACCAGTGCCAGCCGACAGGGTAACTGCGGCATCTTTACCAAGATACCAGTATTTACCGTTGTTGTCAAGCACGATAAGGGCAAGCTCGCCGTTGGCCATAGCCATAAACGCGGTACGCTTGGCGGTATCCATCTTGGCGAACCGTAGCGAAAGGGTGTTAGTAACATACTTCACACCTGCGGCATCGTCAATGGTATATTCCGAGGAAAGCGAACCAGTCTGTTTGCGGAAATCAAACGTAGCTGCTTCGGGAGCGGCAGCGGCCATCGTGAAAGCCGTAATTTTGCCATCGGTAACGGTAACACCTGCTACGTCGGCATAGTTCTGGGCTATAACACGCTTAATACCGCCTACATTGTTGCCACATTCTACAGCAATGTTTGAAAGCGTTACAGGGGTGCAATTTGCCATAATATTCAACTTTAACGGTTAATAAGCAAGCAAGGGGGAGTGTAACAAAAACATTATGCTCTGTTACACACCCCTTACCGAAAATTTACGAGTGAGGATTGCCAACGATAATGTGGCCGGGGAAAGCGTACTGAACGCCAGCCGAGAAGCACACGTTGAGGCGGAATTCTTGGTTGTCTTTCGAGAACCAGAAATCAAATGCGCCCTCGTCGCCCTCGTTGTCGAAGCCGTACACCACCTCTTCGAGCGGCATAGCGTAAATCTTATTAACGCCAGTGAGGCCGGGAACGCCAATAACCTTGGTGTTAGTGCCGGGGAGTATCATTTCCATACTCTCGTCAACGTTGCGCTCGTAGTGGTAGAGGTTCTGCTCCATCAAGTCCATAACGAGGCTGCGGTAGTTGGCATAGTTCATCACGATAGAGGCATCAGCCAACACCTCGTCGGGGATTTTGGCGTACACGTCTTTAGTGCGTTTGTACACACTATCGGTGCTGCCAGCGGTAATGACGTTTGCGCTGGGGATTACGCTGTTGGTAATGTCAGCGGTAATGAGGGTAACAAGGCCGTTGAAGAAAGCGTTGTTGCCAGTGCCGCTGGTGCTGTCGCCCTGCCAAATGGCCTTTTCAAGCTCTTGGCCAATCTTGGCCACAATGCCCTGTAAAATCTTCTGCTCAAAGGGCATAGTCTCACGACCTGCGCCCACTTCGACCTCGTGAGCAAGGTACTTGGTGCGCAGCGTCTTGGGGCAGAAGCTCTTGTTGACTTTCACGATACCGGGCGTAATAGTACGCTGGGTGAAAGTGTCGTTGCCGCTTGCGCTAAAGCCGCAGTCTGCGCCGGACTGGAACGTAATGCCCAAATCGAGCAGGTTAATGGTGGTCGGGCCGACAACGCCGCTCTGTTTGGTAAACAGGCTGGTAGACTTTGCGGCCAGTACCGCAGCAATCATAAGGTCGCTACGGTTTTGCTCCGTATAGTTAGGGAGCGAGGTAACTACAAATGCCATAACTTTTTGTGTTTTTGGTTTAACTTCGGTTTACTGGTGTTTGTGAGCGTAGGCCACAAACTTGTTGCCCTTGGGCTGGGGGTCGGGGTCGGGGTCGCTGTCGATAGGGTTAGCGGCTGACTGCTTGCGCAACTGCTCAAGCTCCGCAATCTTGGCTTCGAGTTCAGCGTTCTTGGCCTTAAGGTCGGCGTTTTCGTTCTCAAGCTCCGCTATGCGGTCTTTGAGTGCCTGCACATCGTCGCTGGGGTCAGCGGCAGGGTCGGGGTCTGGCTCTGGGTCGGCCATAGGTTCGGGGTCGCTGGGGTCAGCGGCAGGGTCGGCAGGTGCAGCCTCGATAACGGCAACCTTGCCAGCCTCAACGGTGATAAGCTGGCCGTCGGTAGTCTTATAGACACCATCCGGGACAGGCTCAAACTCGCCGCTTTCGTTGGCAACAAAGATTTCTTCACCAACGGCCAAGTCGCCCTCAATAGAGAACGTGCGGCCATCCTCAATTTTGATTTCTTGGTACATTTGCAGCATCTTGGCGAGCTGTAGGCGTACCGCTTTAGTGATTTTACCCATTGTACTTGTTTTTTGTTTGTTAATAAATTAGCAACTTGTTGAATTATGGTAAATTTTAATCTTCACAGGGCGTTACGTCCGGCTGTACCGTTATACTGACATTCACCCAATAGCCAGCCAGTGTATCGGTGAATTTCTGCACAAAGGGGGTGTAGTTGCGGTTGGTCTGCACTTCCTCAATGCCCTCTGCTTGGTACTGTAGGTAGTTCAACGCAGCGTCTATAGCGGCTTCGCTGTAGTCGAGCGCGTGGGTGGTGTTACTCTGGTCATCCAGTAGCTTATCGGCGGCATATATAACAAATACATATTGTTTCAAGTTGCCTACTGCTTCTACCTGCTCCAGCGTCACACAGGCGGCAACGTAGCGTACCTGCTCGTTATTCCAAAGCTCGTACACGTCGCCAAAGTATATGCCATTAACATAGCCTACCTGCTCAAACGCTGTGCGTATTTCCTTGGTTAGTCCTGTGAGCCTCATAATACAATGTGCTTTTTGAAAGCAACGGCGTTATGCGGCATATCTGCCACGGTCTCGCGTTTGCAATATTCCGGGTACGTGTTGCCATTGGCGTGTAGGTAGTCGGTCATACGGTTGCCGTAAAAGTCGGCATCGTATTCGTATTTCTTGCGCACGTACTCACATTCCGACATACTCAACTGTTGTGTCTGCTGGTCTTGGCTGGTAACTACACCCTCGTTACGCACCTTGGCAAACAATACCACCTGTAACTCGGCCATAACCTTGTTACATAGGTAGGGTGTAATATATTCGTCCAATAGGAGTTTGTAGGGGGCATTGTCTGGGTTGTTAATACCATCCTCTACCAGCGCACACAATTTCTTATAAAGCACCGTGCCTATCAACGGCTGTAAGCCTATATCTTGCGCCTTGCGTATGCTTGGTACAATATACTCGGCATTGACATTAGCGTTAATTGCCGTCTGCTTTTTTAAGGTGGTCTCGCTTATCAATAAGGTATTCATATTGTCGCTCCTTGTGCTGGGGTTTCTTCGGGTATCTCAATAGTAAACTCGTTGAACGTGAAAGTATATACCTCGCCAATCTTGGCAAATGCTTTCTCTATCTCGCGCTGTATCGGGGCGGCTACAGTGGCCTTAAACAGTGCGAAGCTCTGTAGGTACTCTATGCCATTAAAGCCCTGCCGCTCTGGGTCAGCACCAAATAGCTGTGGGTGGCCTCGGAATGATATAAAGATATTCTCCTTGGTAGTCTTTGCCAGTGCGTCGTACTTCTTATCAAAGTTATCCTCTGTCAGTCTCGCCAACGTAACGGCATTATCCTTACTGTCATTGAAAGCCAGCAACAGGCGGCTTGCGTTCTCGCTGCCGCTAAACTTCTCGTTTAACAGTTCCTCTATACGGTGCTGCTCGTCATCATCCGGCGTACCGTTGTTAAAATTGACAATGGCACTTGGGGCAAAGTTGTTAAGAATACTGTGCAGGTGAAATTTACTTATCTCTATGGCTGTCTGTACGTCCTTTGCGGCACTCGACCATATCGGCCTACCGTACACACCACGGCTACGGCTGTTTTTATAATAGAATACACTACTATTATCTGTGGCCGTGGGTGAGAAAATAGGGTATTTGCGCACATTCTTAACACTGTACTTATCCCAATTCTTTTGGTAGTACGCCGTAGTGCCATCTTCATTAAGCCGGACACGGCGCACGTCCAAATAGATAAGTTCGGTGATATTGTGGAATTGCGACCGCAGCACATTGATAGAGAAAGCACCAAATATAAGGTAGTCCATAGTTACCTTTTTGGCCAGCTCTTCAAGTGTGCCACCTTTACTATCTACCACCATAGCCCCTTTATCGCCCTCAATGCCAGCACCGCTCACGTAGTCTGCCAGTCCGTTAATAACGCTCTGGAGCGTGGGGCAATCATCGTAGTAGTGCAACAGGGCATCTGGGTATCTGTTATCCTCGCCATATGTCACGTAGTCTTTGCCGCTCACCACCTTTTCGACAGGTAACGGCATTTCTACTGTGTTCGGCTCTATGGCTCGTAGGTTGGTTGTTATATTCATTGCTCGTAAACGGTTATTTCGGTTTCTGTTTCATAGGTGGTGGGGCTGCTGGTTGTGCTGTCGCCTACTACCAGTAGCCCTGTACCTATAATCTCGTCGGTGGCGACATCTTGCAACTCGTAGTGGTATGAGCCGTTGGGGAGCGCGTCGGCATCGACTATGGCAATAGTCATTTTATATGCGCTTCTCGCCTGTACATAGGCTGTCAACTCACCCTGTACGTGTCGGGCGTTGTCATATACCAGTAGCCGACAATCCACCTCGGCTGTCGGCTTAATTACTGGTACTGTTATAACCGTCTCGCTCACGATACCTTTATTTCTGCAATATAGACATCGTAGGAGCTGGTATTGATACCGCCAGTACCTATGGCATCGAACACCACAGGCGACCAGTCGCCAATGACTACCGGGACATCTACCGCAGCGGCATTGTCAACAGGCTTGGCGTTAATAACAAGTACCTCTCCGGCCTCTTTCGGGCTGTTGTCCGTAGGGCATACGAAGATAGAGAACGGCTTGGCACTGGTGTAGCCGTCTGTGAGGTCTGCCACCTTGGTAATCTTGGTGGCACGTGCCGACTGTAAGATTGCTTCAAACATATTATTATATATTTCCTTGTATTTTGTCAGTAGGTATTGTGTTCCAAATAGCGGCGGCGGCATATTCGGTAAGTAGTAGGTTTGGCACAAGCACTTTGGCTACGTTGCTGGGTGCGTCCACAAACTCTGGGGGTTCGATAGCGTAACTTAACACTATTGCAAATTCGGTGGTTTTCAGTGCTTCGCTTTCTATCCTTGTTATATAGTCCGGGAGAATAAGCACCGCGTTTGTGCTGTTCGTAAAGCCCAAATCGCAAAACGCCTTTGCTGGTATTACGTTGTTGTGGTGGGAGTTCTTAAAGATAAAGTCAACGGCCACACGGCTACCGCTATCGAGTTTGATTTTATAGCCGCTCAAATCTGACGGATTTACAGGCTCGCCATCAACGGCGCAATACAATACCTCGCTAACGTCGCCTTGGTATATCTCCACCTCTTCACCGCTGGGGGCAAGTGACAGGCGCACACAGTTTACTTTCGGTAATGCCCTCGACAGGGTAGTAATGTCGGTGGTGTGGCCGTTGACAGTATTACCAAGGTTGGTAATAGCCGTGGTGTGGTTGCCTACAGTGGTGGATAAGTTTTGTATATTGGTTTTATTGGTGTTAATCTGCGACACCTGCGCTGCGGTTGCCAGTCCTTTGCTGGTATTGGTAGCATCGGGTATCTTGCTATAAGAATAGGGTAGGTTAGTGAAAGCCGTTGAGCCGTCACCAATCTTAAACAGGCCGTTGTCGGTAACAAAGCCCATTTCGCCGTTGGCAAGTATCGGGTTTGCTGAAGCCCACTGTGCCGCCGTTCCCTTGCGTATCTGTATGGTTGCTATCTCGGACATATTCTGTGTGTTCTTTGTCTATAAATTAGCATTTCACTGAAAGTTGGTATTACGTACCAGCTGCTCGGACAGCTCCACCCTTATAGCCCTGTTGAATTGGTCAACGAGCTTACCAACGAGCTTGTTACGTATGTCGCTCTCGTTCACCGCCTCTTCGAGTATGTGCTGGCCGTGGTGGTTAGGGTCGTAAAAGCCTCTACGGTGTATCTTATACACTATAGCCTTGGCGGTCTGTCTGTAGGGGTCTGTAGGGCGCGTTGTCTTTCTCCGTTTTGCCACCTGTCGCACTCTGGGTACAACGTGCTTTACCTGCATCCAGCTTATAATATCCTCTACAGGGTTTTCCCACCGCTTACCTGTTACGCCACTGGTAGGGTTACGGCCGTGTTCCACATAATACCAGTGTTCGGGTAGCCGGAATATCAGCTGTAGGGTCTCGCCTTTCCAGTTGAATATCCACATATCGGCGGCATTCCTCAACTCACCGTGTGCCACCACCCCGGCTTGCTCCATCTTCGACTTATAGAGTTGTGCCAGTTCGTCAGCAAGGGTGTATATCTCCGTCTCGCTGCTTATTGCGCCTAATATTCTGGGTGCTGCCATTAGTTCAAGAAATGGTCATCAATCTGTGCAATAATGTTAATATGCACATCGTCCATATGGTACTGCGGCGGTACGGCACTCCACGGCTCGGCCTCTCTCATAATACGCATTGAGCGGCAACGCTTGGTTAAAAACATCTTCCAAGCCGGGGAAATGGTGTGTGTAGCTCCGAAGTATTGGTAGGCTCTAAAGCACTCGTTACCACTCTGTGAGTGGTGGCCGTAGGCTGCTATAAGCACCTGCCGCATACCTGTACACCCTTGGCCGCTTTCATCGTCGTAGGTAATCATAGCGAAGTAGTGGCCTTTGATAGCCAGCGTGATATTTTCACGGTCGGCAACTATACTGTCGGTTACTACATTATCTTCGTCGTTCTCTATGGCCTCAAAGCTTGGTAGGTCGTAGTTCCACGGCACAAAGGGTATGTCGGTAACGTGTATTTTGTCAATGGTGGCCAGCGGCACTGTGCGCCATTTGTCGCCCTTGGTGTCGTACACGTTAATAGCATCCTCGCCGTTTTGCTTGGCAATGTCCTTAATCTGGCATTGTGTCTTATTGCCGTCGGCGGTGGTTATCTCAACCTGTCTGCGTTTGCTCATAGCGTCTTTAATGTCGCCTCGGCTCACCCGGTACGCCTGTTTGACATTGAAGCCAGCCAGTAGGTCTGTGGCCACCTCGTCGAAAGTAGGTATAGGGTCGGGGGTAGGTTCTGGTTGGGGGTCTGCTTTCATTTTGCGCTCAATACCGCTAACCACCTCGACAGAAAAGCCGTTAAAGCCGCCCTCTTCACCGTGGCTGGCCTTTATTCGTTCCCATAGTTCCGGGTCGGTCACTTTGAACGACACACACCAGCTACCATCCGGCACGTCGGTAAATTCAGCCGGACAAATACCGCGCTCGTGGTCTATAAAGTAGCTCTCAACCATAACGCAACTATCGACACTGTACGTGTCGGCATTGTGTTGTAGGTTAATGACGTTCAACAGTCCGTCGTGGCTGTATTTCTGTACCAGCTGCCGTATAGTGTCCTTTTCAAACACCATATAATACTCACCGCCAAAGTCGGGGTCGTAGCGGTAAATAGGCGTATCGGCCAACAGTGCAATGCCTGTAATTATGCGCTGTTCCTCGTCGGCTTTAAGGTTATTGCGCTTGGGTTGCTGGCCGTCCTGTTTGAATTTCAAAAAGTTCTTTTCGACTGCCGGAAAGTCAACCAAGCTAATAGCCAACAGGCCACATAGGGGGTCATCGTCGCTAATAGTTACTCTGTATATATTCATATCTTAATAAGTTGAATTTTCTACGGTTGTTCTTACTCTGTTCTGGCTCTCGGTAATGTCGCTTTCCAGCACATATACCCTCGTGGCTGGTAACTCGGTAATATCGTCCTCGGTGGCAATGTTCCGGGTATTCGTTACCTGTGTGGATAGCATCGACACCGCACCAGCATTGACGTTACCAAGTGCCGTATTACTGTTGGTGCTTGCGCTGCTGCTGCCAGTGGTGCTTACCTCGGTACTTTGTATCTTTGCCACCTCTGCCATACCAGCGGCCACAGTAGCCACCGCAGCGGCCACACCTGCAATAATGCCAGCTGGCCCCGGTATGCTTGCTATCATACCCATATAGCTGTCGATACCGCCTTTAATGGTGCTTATAATGGCCTGTGCGGTCATTACGGCTTTCCATTCGGCTGTACCCTGCTCCAAGGTGCTGCCAATGCTGCCAAGGATATTGCAGACACTATCAACCACTGTACCTGTGGCCTTTGCATAGTTCTGGTGTATCTTCTTACGCTTTTCGAGTTCGGCTTTGGTTTTTTCCGTTACCCTCTGCTCCTGTTCAATCTGCAAGTTGGCGGCTTCCAGTTCAAGGGTAGCCATCTGGTCGGCATACTCCTGTTCGGTTATCAAGTTCTGCTCCAACCGCTCGTGTAGTAGCTCCTGTTGCCTACAGTTAAAGTCTATATCAAGTTGTAACAGTTCATCGTCGGCGGTTTTCTTGTTTTCAAGGATAATAGCCGCCTGTTGCATACGGTACTCGACATCTGCGGCCAGTTCCCTCTCTGCCTGTACTTTCTCCCTTGCCTCTGCTGCCGCTTCCTCTCTCTGCTTCTCGTACTTATCTTCTATCTCTTTTTTCTGCTTCTCGTAATACTCGGTTAGGGTTGCAATATCTTGGCCGCGTTTCTGGTAGAGTTTTACTTGCTCGTCGTATTTATCTTTGAGCCTCGCCAACTCTCCCTGCTCGTCACCCATCAGCCCTATTTGTGCGTCTCGCTCAATCTGTGCTATTTTTTCGAGGTCTGCTTTACGCTGCTCGGCTGCTTTACGTGCCGCTTCTGCCGCTTTCTTCGCTGCATCTTCCTGTTCTTTGGCTCTCTTCTTTTGCTCGTCTGTGTATTGATTATAGATACCCTGTAGGCGTTCCAGTACCGTAACCATTGCTTTCTCGGAATGAGAAAGGTAGGCAAGTTGTATTTCTAACTGGTTCTGTACAAACGTCTGGCCATCTCTAATAGCCTCAATGCGTTTTTTCTTTATCTCTTCTATAACCTTTTCGGTAGCCCACACTTCATCACCGCCGTAGGTTTCCATCATTTCGGCTACCTTTTTGTTCGCCCTCTCTATTTCGACTTGCATTTGTAAAGCGTATTGCTCTGTCAAGTCAAAATATTTTTTCATAGTGTCCGCGTCGCCTATAGTCTCTTCGGCATCCGCAGCGGCTTTTTCGTAAAACTCTTTAACTTTCTGCGCGTTCTCTTCTGCCGCTGACGTTATCTTTGAGAATATAGCAATAACGGCTGTAGCACCTGCCAATATAGCGGTAAAGGGGTTAGAAAGGGTGAGTGCCTTTAACGCTTTACCAAGGCCACCAGCGGCCACAGTAGCCGCCTTAATACCTACGGTGAGCCTCTTAAACGCTATTACGCCGGACTGGATAGCCGTAATACCCTGTGTGACGGCCATAGCCGACTGTAGCATTTTGAGCATCTTAATATCGTCGCCCATCTGTACACCCATAAGCGACAGTGAGCCTATCACCGTCTGGAAAGCACCAGCCGCACCAGCTATAGTGCCTCGTAGGTTCTGCACATTGTTATTAAACTCCGTTGAAGCCTCGTTAATGCGGTAGGTGGCTTCTCGCAGGGTGTGTGTCTTTTCGCCCAACTGTTGGAGTACATCGTTATACTCTTTCGTTCCGGCTTCAAGGTTTATAAGCTGGTCTTTGAGGGCTTTAATTTCCCCTTTCAGTCCGGCAATGCTCTGTTGGCTTTTGCTGGTATCTATCTGTAATATATCAACATCTACAGTGGCCATTGTGTCGTTTTTCGTTTTCTATAAATTAGCATTATGTATAAAAATGGCAATGGCTACCGCATACCGCTGTAGCCACGCTGCATATACCGCTTGCGCTGTTCGTTTTCCCTCTCTCGGCGTTCCGCCTCGTAGCTCACCACATAGAATAGGTGTATTACGCTACTGGCGTAGGCCGTCGTTATCGTTTCATTGGTCAGCTGGCAGTATGTAAGTACATAGGGGAGTATGCCATACGTTTGCGCAGCTCCTTGGTTGCTTTCTCCAGCTCCGCTATCTTCTCCTTGCTCACTTTCCCTTTCTTCCCGGCTTTCTTCATCCACTTGGTCAAACAGCGTAGGAAAGTGTCGCTCGATGCTGCCGACCATCTTACGAAAAAACCAACTATGGCAAACGCCACTGTTACAGGTAGGGTAAGTAGGTCTCTTTTTACAGCGGCCATATCGTAGCCGTCGTTATAGGTGTGGCCGTGCGGTATCACTACTGCGGTCAGTATGTCGGACACCGCAGCACTGGCCTTAATGTTGTTTGTGAGGTCAATATACTGGCCAGCCGTGAAGTTGTTTGGCGTTATATCCACGTCGTACTGTCTGCCCTCAACGGTATATGTGGCCGCAGGGGTCAGCTTTGAGGTCTCTACCGGGTTGGCGGCAAAGTTTCGCAGACCGGCTACCATTGCCATATATTCGGGTAGCGGTAACTGTTCGGCATCGTCAACGCCATACAAAAACTCTATAATACGTTTCGTGTCATCGTCGGGGTACTGCTCCTGTATCTTGCATATCTCCTCGAACTGTGCGAGGGTCACTTGCTCCCAACTCTCAATGATTTCAATTTCTTGTTTCATCTTATACTATATTGTGCTGTTGATAGTCCGTGTAAAGCGAAAGCGGTTGCCATAATACAGTCATCGTGGTAGCCGCTGGCCGCGTTATATGTTATCTTGCCGCTTGGTAGCCGTTCAGCTTGGTAAGCGGACATTTGTATTTTCATTTCGGGGTCATCCAGTAATTGTATTGTCCTGTTCTGCACGTGTACAATAAACTGCTCAATAGCCTTGCGCTTGCTGTCGTTGGTGGTGGTAAACTCAACTACTCTACAGGGTATGCCTTTGGCCGCTATAGCCTTTTTCAGTAGCCCAAGGTACACACGGCCTATACTGTTAGTTTCAACCACCAGCTTACGCACGTTGTAGGTCTTTAAGCCATCCACAATAGCCTCTATCGTCTCGGTCTCGTTTAGGTCGTTCCAGCGGTATAGTCGCACTTGCTGACGCTCGGCATTGAATATCGAAAGTACGGTATAGTCGCTATCGTTACTCTTTGCATCACGACCAACGCCCCAGTCAAGCCCGGCTGTTATATCTCCGCTGGTGGTGGTAACTGTATTGCACATCACCTTTGCAAAGTCGCCAAACAGGTCGCTGGTGGCTTCCATCCACTCGCCCATATAATCAGCCCTATACAAGTTAATAGGCATCTTACGGCGGTACATTTCCAGCTTTTCGGGGGTAACAAAGGGGTTGGGGCTGTCGGCAAAGTTATAGGCATAGATACCCGGCTTTCCGGCTGTTCCGTCGGTGTAGAACTCGTAAAAGAAGCCAGCCCGGAAGCGTGGGGTACTCACGGCCAGTATAGGGGCGTTATTGGCATTGACAAAGGGGGTGACGGTATAAAACACATCGTCGGGGATATATGCCGCCTCGTCGAGTATCAATATACCGTATCGGCTCACTGTGAAGCCTCGCAGGTCATCGCCCTGCCCTGCCGACAGGAATGTTATAATGCTGCCATTGGTAAAGATAATTTCAAGGTCGCTGGCATTGGCCGCTGACAGTAGGGGTGTACCTTTGAATTTACGTACAATGCTGCGGTATATTTTTTTGCCCTGTTTGAACGTCGGGCATATCATTATACTTTGTTGCTTCGGGTGGTCGAGGCTGCATTTTATAAGTATGTTTTCACACATCACCGACTTACCAGCCTGTCGGGTGGACTTAACAATATGCACCGTACCAGCCCAATGCTCTGCGAGGCCAACGTGTACCGCTTTTTGGTACACCTGTGGGCGGTATAGCTTTACTTTTACGTGCTTCGCTATGGTGGTGGTACTATTCATCAAATCCGCACTCGATTGTTATAGTGCCGTTAAGGTCTATGTCGGCTTTCTCGGTGTAGCCACGCTTCTTACCTTTCGTTTTGAGGTAGAATATAGTAGCCGTGGTATCGCCGCCTTTAATGGCTTTCATTAGGCTGTTTTCGGCAAAATCTATAGCTTCGTCGGCCACGGTCTCAACGGCCTGTGCAAATTCGGCATCGGCCTGTAGCCAGTCGTAGTACGTGCGCCTACCTATATGGCACATCTGGCAAGCGAGGGTGACGTTACCAAGGTTCTCTCTCAACGCTTCCAGCATAGCGGCTTTTTCCTTTGCCTGTCGTTTGGCAATGGTAGCGGCTGCGGTGGTGCTGGCCTTGCGCTTCTTGGTGGCCGTCGCCTTTTTCTTTGTGGTTGGTTTCTTTACTGCCTTGGTTGCCATAGTCTATTGTTCAAAAGATTTAATACCGTCGAAGTAGTCGCGGTAGAATTGGTATAAGCCCTCGTCTATCGTAATAACTCCCTGCTCGGTACGTGAGTTGGTGTTAATATTCGCGCTCGTCTCAATGGCAAAGTGCCACTTGTCGCCATATCCGGCATATATCTTACTGTGGTTACGGAATACCGCAACGCGGCCACAGTGGGTGTCGGCTATCAGCTTATTAAGCATCTGCCACTCGACGCGGTACGAGCCGGGGAAAATCTCGCCTACGTAACAGTCCATCTTCTCTATCACTCCCTGCTCTATCCACTGTTGCAGCTGTAGTATATCCTCTGCTGCCATACACCACGTGGAGAATAACAGGTAGTGTAGTTTGGGCTGGTGTAGCAATACCACTTTTAAGAACGTCAAACTATCCACATCACCAGCCGTAATAAAGTGCCACGATTGGCCTTTACGTAGCCTCTCCAGCTTCATAGCTTCCAGCATACGAGCCTCGGAAAAACCTCGGCGGTATAGGTAGCGTGTGGAAAGCTCCGTACACTCCGTTTTACGTCGGTGGCTTGCGTTGGTTTGCTTGGGTGCTGGTTGCTCGGCTGGTGGTGTGGTGTCGTTCCAGAAGCCGCCGCCAGTGGTGGCCGCAGGTGTGGTATCATCCCAAAAGCCCATAGCTACTTACTGGCTTTCTTACTGCCGCGTGGTGCGCGTTTCCTTGGTGTGGTAGTGGGTTGCTCCTTGGTGGCCGGCTTGGCGGTCTCGGTAGCCTCTTGGGTGGGCTGCTCTGCATAGTAGAGTTTACCAAGCCGCTGGCATACCCTCAATACACATTGGGCGCAATGCTTATTTACCTCGTTAGAAGCAAATACGGCGTTGTGGACGTTAAACAGGGCGGTAGCGGCTGTGGTGGATAACGCCACTACATAATCTGCATAAACGGCACTGTGCAAGTGACGCTCATAGGGGGCTATGGTAGCCCTCTGCTCCGGGGTTAGGGTTGGTGTGTTCATTCTTTCGGTCTTATTTTGTTAAACAATGCTGCCAGTAGGTCAGTAACCAACTGTAACAGGTCTTTAATTCTCGGTGTGAGCATAGCCACGAGGCATACGTAGGCAATAGTGCCAATGGTGAGCCGCTGCACGGCCAACAGGTACACTATGCCAGTCCAGAACGTCATACACAGTGAGCAACTGAACGGCTTAAGCTCAAAGGGTTGGCGCATTTTGTCGCCTGTAGCAATACGCTTAATGTAGCTGGAAATGGTCAGCCAGAAGCCGCATAGGTCGATACCGAACACATATATAGCGGCAATCAGTAGAATGTCAAAATACAAATTCATTGTTTTTCTCTCTTTGTTTGTTTATTTCTATTAAATTAGTCTCTATCTTTATCTTGGTAAACCATATATAGCGGTCTATGGTGTGGCGGTCAACGTGTAAGTAGTTGGCGGTGGCGTTCATATTACGCCCCATTACTATATAGAGTATCATTAACGCCCTTTCATCCGGCGGCAACCTGTTTAACGCTTCTACTGCCGGACTGTCGGTTGTGTTTTCCCGGTACTCTCTATCTAACTCCCGGAAGTCTCGCAGTATTTCAATGTTAAGTCGTTTTCTTCGTGCCATAGTGCTTACCCTGCTGGTATCTCTGTATATACGTGTAATGTGTATTTTCGGTAGGTGCTACTGCGAGTGCTGCGAAGCTGTCGGGTTATCAGTCCGCTGGCATACCTGCGGACAGCATTAATGCCGCCTTTTTTGTATGCCTTTGTAACGGCTTCCTCTTTCTCGCAGATTAACAGGTATAATTCTTGCACAATATCTTCGTAGTTCACCATATCAGCCTCACCACAAAACTTACGTGCGTAGTTCTCGACAAAGTGGGTGTTATACAACTCTGTTATTATCTGCTGGGTGGTGGCCATATCGCGCGTGTTTTTTTATAGTGTGCGGTTTGTGTGTTGGTTGTGTGGCTGTTGTAATATCCGGCATCCCTTACCGCATATCGCCCTTACTGGTATATACTGGCCAGCGGCACGGCATACGGCTACGCCATTTGGCAACTCTTTGTATCTTTGGCACTTGTGCCACTTACATAACCTACTATTCATTACGTCAATGTTTTGGCGGTTCTTTATATCCTACCTCTCGTTTTAGTTGGGCGGTCTCTTTCTCGCTGGTTAAAGATTTCATCCGCTGGGCTGGGTATAGCTGGCGGTTCATCACAAAGGTACGTATATGCTGCACACCGTTTTTGAAGTTACACAGGAAAGTACCGCCGTCGAAATACAGGTAGCCTGTTTCATTTAGCTTATCTTCGGCACTGGTATTAACTGCTATACCGTCAATAATACGCTGTTGTGCCTCTGCCAGTGTGCCGTGGAATTGCCGCCGCTCAATATAGCGGTTAATAGCGTGTGAGTGTATCACCGTCAAAAAGAATTTGCCTGTATCGGGGTCTTTTGAGGCTGTTACAAACGCTTCACCCTCTGCACCGTCAACAATAACAAAAGGGCGTGTAAGTATGCCTTTCTTTGGAAATATATAGTGTATATACATTGCCGGGGTCTTATCGGGTGTGTTTACCCGGCACACTACCCGGCGTTTACCCATCTTAACGGCTCTTTTCACCCTGTCGGAATTAACATTTCTCTCGCCGTAGCCAATTACCGCCTGTATCGCTGGCAGTAAGTCTTGGAATGTTGAATTTTCGTTCATTACTCTGCATTATTTTCGGTTAATATATCTTCTGTAAGTATCTGTTTTGAGCGGTATAGGTAGCCGTTTACCTCTATGATTGTGTACATATCCTTATCTTCTTTTATGTCGTGGAAAGCCTGTTTTGCAGCTTCACTTTTACTGCCTTTGAGTTTCTTAACATCAAAGTCGCCCTTATACCTGTTCATAGCATTACTTTTTATCTATCCTTATCACTGAAAGTAATTCTGTCGTTATGGCAATATGCCTATAGGTAATTGGTAGTTGCTGTTCGTAGTCTTTTGGGTTTATAGCTACTATGCCATCCAGTCGCTCTATCTCGTTGCCCTCGGCATCATAAACAACCGTGTACTTCTCTGTTACAGGCTGGTTAAAGTTGTCTATCGTTTCCTTTTGCATTTCCTTTGATATTTATAGTTGCATACTATCTTTGCATTATCAAACAGGTATATACCGCCAAAGTCCTTACACGTCTGGCATACTGTACGCTGGCCACACCTGCTTGTTTTTGGCTTCACCCTCGGACAGTCCGGGGCGGTTATCTCGTATTTCAGTATTCGTATCATAGTTAGTAGGGGGCGTTTTCGTTATCAAAATCAAGGTTATCATCGTCGGGGTCATCGTCACTGTTGCCAAAGTCCAGCTTGGCGGCATTAGCGGCTTCGAGGGCTGCTTGTTCGAGGCTCTTAACAAGGTGGTTGGAGTTATCCCACGGCACATTGTCGCTTTGGTTTTGTTGTACCGTTACATATCGGCCATTGATAGTGTTATACTTAAAGTAGGCTGTACCACGGTGGCCAAGGTGCTTAAAGCGTACCTTTAGCACGTGTGCCTCTGTACCCTCCCACGTATCATCATCAGCGAAACGCCGGAATATAGATATACCATAGTCGGCTTTATTGTTGAAGTGTGCGCTGTCAGATATGTCATACAGGGTGGGTGCTTCGTACTGGCCTTGCTTGTTTTTCTGCATCTTGGCTGGGTGTGCTACGAGAAATACCAGTACGTCATTAATCTTTGCAAAGGTCTTTAATTTTGTAAGCATTTCACTTACATACTCGGTCTTACTCTGTCCGGGTTGTTGGTCGGTCTCTATGTAGTTATAGGGGTCAATAACCAGCCCACGTATGCCATACTTACGCACCAGTGAGCGAGCCTTTGAAAGTATGTTGTCGAGCCTGTAGTTATCTTCCGGGGCAATAAAGTAGTAGTCGGTGGCCAGCCGTTGTTTGGCTGCGGTGTACTCGCCTACTGGTAGTGTGGTGTGGCCAAACTTCTTACCTGTGTATTTCTCTATCAGCTTGGCGGCGTGGAGTTCCAACGGATCGTTTTCGGGCGAGAAGTACGCCCAACGCCACTTATAGCGTAGATTGAGGCGGTATATAATTTCATCCAAAAACTCACTCTTACCGTGGTTTGGTATGCCAGTGACTATTGCCAGCATACCTGTTTTGAAGCTACATAATTCGTCAAAGAATGGGTGGCCAATGGTCGCGCCCTTTTGCATACCTTTATAATAAAGCTCGTCGGCCTGTTGTTCTATGTCGGTGACATTGAAAGCTCCTGTTATGGGTATCTCCCTTGCGTTGGTTATGCACTCTCGTAGGCTCTCTTTTCCATACTTAACAAGGTGTTCGTTAGCATCTTTGCAGCCATCGCCATAGTCAACTACCCGGCATCGCTCCACGCCAAAACGGCGTAACAACTCGGCCTGTAGTTCTACGCCCTTGGTGTCATTGTCGCTGGCAATATAGATTATCTGCTTATCCTCGAAATAATCATCTTGGTAATCGTCCAGCCATTCAAGGTTACTGTTTGCTCCGTTGGGTACACTCACCACGGCTTTATATCCAGCCTCGACAAAAGCCAGCGTATCAAATTCGCCCTCGGTAATGATACAGGTAGTTTCGCCTTTAATGCTATCTATATTATAGGGTAATAACTCGGCATCCTGTACCAACTTAAACATCTTTTCGCCTGTACGATACTTAATATTAACCAACTCACCGCAGCGGTAGTAGTTAAATTGTATCGTATTCATATTGCCAAACGGCTTGCCGTTCTTTCTCGGCATTGGCTCTATACCCTCTCCTACCTTTACGGCCTGTAGGGTGGCTTCGCTTATACCACGGCTGGCCATATATGCCAGTAGTTTTGCACTATAGGGGCTTTGCGGCTTGGGTTCGGGTTTCTTATACGTCTTGCGCTGCCGTTTGATAGGGTGGGTGTTGTACCAGTTCTGCTTGCGTTGCTGTTTCTCCCAATCTTCCTCTTCGGCTACGCTACCGCTCCAGCCGCAATGGTGACAGTTAAACTGCCCTGTGGCGAGGTTACACGATAGGCTCTTATCGTGTGGGTTGCCTCGGTTATCCCTGCAAGCCGGGCAGGTGGTCTTATAGTTACCACTGTTCCGGGTGCTGGGTACATCTATATTATATTTCTGCCAGTTCAAAAACATAGTTTATTGTCTGTTAATCCATTGTTTATTGATATTATCCCAATCACAGTTGGCATTAGGCCGCTGCGGTGCGTCGAAAGGTATTATTACAGGGTTGCCGGAAGCATCGTTGTAGCATAATACCAGATTGCCGCTTGTGTCGTGGGTGGTGTAGGTGAGGTTAGCCGCCTGTTGCGGTGCGCCTGTCCTTTCATCATAATTGCCGGATATTACCTTGTCGAAGTTGTTAGGCCGTATCAACCAGTCATAGTTAAACCACGTCTTACCCTCTAACCACTTGGCGGCTGCTACCTTTTTGATAGCGTCGGCAAATACCTGTTTACCATACTGGCGTATTCGTGCGCGTGTAAGTTTTCTGCGTGTGTTCTCTATACTCTTCAACTCGCCGTAACGGCCTTGTGTGGTGGTATTCCAGAATTTAACCAGCCCCAAATAGTCAATATCTGCATCGTCGGGGTCGTTCCCCGACACACCTACGCCAGTAGGTGTATTATTACTTTCTTTCTTCTTACTTCTTATATTCTTTAGTTGTGGTTGGTTGGCTGGTTGTTCTGTTGGTGGTGTTGCTGGTTGGTTAGTTGGTTGCTCCGTTGGTTGGTCTATATCTTCCGTACCTTGGTAATAATCGTAATTACTTATAGTTATGAGCGTGTAAAGGTTGGTTGCCTGTGCCTGTATCTCCCCTGTTGAGGTTAGGTGTTCAAGTGCTGTACGTACCTCTTGCTCGGTAAGTCCAGTGCCTACCATTAGGCTGTTACGGCTGGTAATGAACGAGCCACGAGCCACGAGCTGGCCGCGCCACATCTTATCAGTAACATTAGCTTTCAGTAGGCAATACTGGAATAGGTGTGCCGTGTTAGGCACAGTAAACCAGCCCCAATCTAATAGCTTGCGAAATGATTTTACCCAGCCGCCGTTATTCATCCGAATAGCTTTTTGTATAGTTCACTCTTGTAAATATCTGCCACGTTGTCAAAGTCTTGGTCTCGTAACCAATCACGAAACAGGAAAGCGTCGCCCTGCCTGTCGGTTGTCTCGACGGTCTGCCACGTATTGCGCTGGCGTTTCTTATCCCACAATAATACTTGTATTGTGTATGGTCGGCGTGGGCTTATCATTGTTATCTGTGTTATCATACTTTCTCCTTTCCTTTCATCATTGGCTGCATCAGCATTTCAAACCAATATTCACCGCAGCACCTCGCACACTCGGCGGCAAACTCTATTTGGGCTTTCCTTGCGGCGTTAGTGTCAAGGGTACGCAGTAGGGTTTTCATACGTGCGCCCCTTGCGCCCTGCCGGACAACGGTACGTGCTTTGCTCACACCTACACTGGTAAGCATCTTGCCTATCTGCAAACTCACGAGGTGGGCGACAGTGGGGGTGTCGGCTTCGCCTGTCAGCTTGGCCAGTTTGTCTCGCATTTGCTTTCTCTCGTCATCAACGGCTTTCTTTATAACCTGTATATTATCCATAGTCTGTTACTCTGTTGGTTTTAATAGTATTAATTGTGTCTTTCCCAGCCGTATAAATGCTTCGGGGTGGTCTTTTGTTCTACGCCACACCGTTGTACGGCTGCAATCAAGGAAATTTGCAATATCGGCAATGCTCCCGGCACATAGTACCCGGTCATTGTACGACTGCGACGGCTGGTTTTGGCTTTCTTGCGGCATAGGGCATTGGTGCTTCTGGGTTATCAACCATATAGCGGCGTAGGACATTCCAAATAGAGCTGTGTTGTCTGTAGCCGTACTTTTTTGCTAGCACCTCACATATTGCGGACGGCTGGCTACCTTTGTTCAACTCGGCCATATACTCGTTATATATAGCCTCTCGCTTTTCGCGTTTCTCACGCTCAAAGTCAGTTAGCATAATTCCATCTGTATTACTCATTGTGTTCTGTTTTTGAGGGTTACTTATTGCGGTACTCTCTGTGGACTATATAGCCACGTTCTACCATAGCGGCGGCGTACTGCTCACCTTTGGCGACATCGGCAAACCAGCCGCTTTGTATCATACCTTTGTTGGCGGTCGTTACCGCTGTTACTCTTATCTGTTTCATTGTCTGTTGGGTTTTATTCCCCCTCACTGTGGAAAGTGAGGGGGTAAGGTTTAATAATTTAATTACGAAAGTGAATTATAAGCGAGGACAGGACGGCTACGGAAGTAACCGTAATAACGGGTGTGGCAGTTGAAGCATCCGTTGTCACCGTTGAAGAACCACGTGCGGTTGCCGGTGTAGTCAGCGGACGAACCGACAGGCCGCCATAACTCTTTACTTACGTACCAGTCGGCATCGAACTTATCACCGCCAGCCTCTACCAGCTTGGCGTTAATAGCCTCAATACAGGTGGCGATAATAAAGCCCTGCTTGCGGTTGAATGTGTCAAGGTTTAACTCTTTCAGTCTCGCCATCAGCGTATCGTAGTCGCAATCTTTCATTACGTTGCCCTCGGCATCTTTAAGGTCGTGGAGTGCAATAACAAAGTCCTCTGCCAGTGCTTGCACCCTTACCATCTTCTCGCCATTGTGGACTATAATAGTTACCGCAGCATCGGGGTTACTGGTTGCCTGTTCGGTGGGTTGCTCCACCGCAGCGGTCGGGTTGATACGCTCCATTTCGTTACGCAATTCTGCCTTGCGCTTCATTGTGTCGCTCTCAATCTCTTCAATAACCTTTCTGTGGCGGTTGTGTTCGTTCAACAGGTTTTCTTGGAATACTCCCTGTTCGGCAACTGTGCGCTCACGGCGCATTACTTCTACTTCTGTCATTGCCTTGCGGATTTCTGCACGGCGTTCTACAACTTCGGTGTAGGTCATTTCGTTTTCGTTCATTGTCTGTTGTGTTTTAATTGTTTGACTTATCATATTGTTGACATTGCCGGGGTTTGTCGGCAAACTGTTTCTTCGGGCTGTCCGGGGTAAGCCCCTTGGTGCATACGCCCATAAAATACTCTCCGTTTTCGAGGCGGTGGCTTATACCCTCTGTGTCGCGTTTGAAATGCTGGCACTCGCCACAATACACGGTTGGTAACTTCTGCTTGCCTCTGGGTGTTCTTTGTGCTGCCATAGTTATAGTAATTCATCTACGGCGTTTCTGGCCTTGCAAGCGGCCACGTCTAACGCTTCCAGTATTGAACTTTCATAACCTTTCTCGCACCAGCCTACTACTTCCCATTGGTCGGTAGTGCCGTTGTGAGATACCACGATACCGCAAAAGCCATCGTCAATAGCTTGCTTTGCGGCCATCTTCCGCTCGGTCTCGGATTGGTTGAAAAAATCTTGTGCCATAATCTGTTGAGTTTTGATTGTTAATATACTTCGTACTCTATGCCATTTTGTCGGCAATACAGCTCTGCTTCTGCGAGGCTGTCGTGGTTGGTGTAGTACAGCGTATTGCCTATGCGCTCTTCTACTCTCCACGTGTTACTACAGGGGCTTTTGTATATCTTTGCCATAACTACTCGTCCTCTTCGTTTGTGTCCTCTATTTCACCGTCGGCCATCTTGTCGAGGGTGTCGCCATCGGTCTGCCAGTACCTACGGGCGCGGCGAAAGTCGGCACGCCATTTCTTTAATAGCTCCTTGGCTTCGTCATCGTCACTCTCACTCTCGGTGTAGCTGCTACCGCAAATGCCTGTGTAGGTTGTCGTGTACTTAATCTTTGTTTTAAGCACCTGTACTTCGAGGGTGTAATAAGTCGTTACATCCTCTGCCAGTGCGCTCTCTTTATCGCCGCCATATATCAGCCTCACGTCGGCTTGGTACTCGGCGTAAAACTTGGCAATGGCTTTCTTTGTTCTTTCGGTAATCATCTGTCTGTTGATTTTAATTTTGTGGGTTAAAAATTTATTTGTACTTTTGCAAAAGTTTTCGAGTGCAAAGATATGGATATTTTCAATACTGACAAAATATTTTTTGATTTTTTCAAGATTGAATATAATAAACAATTATAATACAAATAGTTATGAACGAAAAAAATTTTACAGACAAAGAGAAACTGGCACAAATGGCGACCTTTTACGGCCTCTCATTTGCGGAATTTTCAAGAAAATTAGGGGTGAAAAATCAAGAAATGTACCAGTTGAATAGTGGCAAACAATCGTATTTTTCCCATAGCACCTTGGAAAAAATCACAAAAAATTGCCCGGAAATATCATTGTACTGGCTTATCACTGGCGAGGGGTCAATGCTTGCCGGAAACGTGGAGCATCATAACGCTGCCGCTATCGACCACAGCACGGCCACTGTAATACATTCGGAAGCACCAGCGGCCAACGCTGACTACGACGGCCTTATTACCAGCCAGCAACAGACTATAGAACGCCTTACCAAGATTATTGACAACTTAACGAGTAAGTAGTATGAAGCGCACCGTTATTATCCTGTTCGCCTTGTGGGTTTGTACCGCAGCATCGGCACAGGTACGCCACATAGGTAGCACACCGCAGCCGACAGACAGCACTACGGCGGCACTTAATATCCAGTTTGGGTACGACGTAGCACCATCGACGCTACTACAGCAATCGGCAAAGTACCGCAGCGCGGCTTTAACCACTACCGCCGTTGGTATTGGTGTAGGTGGTGGGCTTATGGCTCTGGGTTTTTACCAAATGGAAAGCACCACCAGTGGCCAGTCGCCTTTACCTGTGCTGGGCGGTATTATAGGTGTGGGGTGTGGGGTTGCCGCCTTGGTGTGTGAAATACTATCTATA